AAGCGTTTCCCAATGGAATACCGGAAAGCATTTATTATGATGGAGAAGACCACTCCAAGCCGCTACCAGATCAAAATAATGATATTGTATTTGAACCAATAAAAGAGATATGACCCCACTAAAAACATTACAAAAGCTATTTGAAGTAAGAGACCAGATCCATTTCTTACACCTGAACACAACCTCTTACAGCGAACACAAGGCGTTAAATGAGTTTTATGAAACATGGCTTGACCTCGCGGATAAGTTCATTGAAACGTATCAGGGCAAATATGGCAAAATTCCAGGTACTTTGATGTTTACCGCTTCAACCGGAATTAATGTCAATGATTATTTAATTGGCGTTATGGTATTTTTAAATCAGGACATTGCGACAATTCTCGACCCGATGGATTCCGATTTGGATAATATTGTAGCCGACATGAAACAAATTGTTAATCATACTTTTTATTTGTTAACTTTGAAGTAAATAACAATTGTAAACTAATTATAAATGGATACTAAGTTTGGATTTGAAGACATTAAGCGGAAACTTGTTGCAATGCGACGGGAGACACTTGTGTTATTAGCAAACCAAGCTCAGAACTATTTTGTAAAATCATTCAAAAATCAAGGCTTTAATGGTGAACCGTGGAAAGAAGTAAAAAGACGTGAACCCGGTGAAAAGGCTTACAAATATCCAAAGACAAAAGGATTACAGAGACAAACAAGTCCTATTTTAATCGGTGCGGGATTTAAAAAACGTGGAGGCACTTTGAGATTAGCAGTTGCAACAATGGCAAGAACAGCCGAAATAGGTAACGGAACTCTGAGAATGATTGTTGATTTACCGTATGCAAAGGCACAAAATGAAGGGAATAGCCGTTTGCCTCGCCGTGAGTTTATTGGTCAAACGACTGAATTAACTCAAATGCAAATGAAAAAACTTGATGAAATTGTTACACGAATATTTAAAAGATAATGTCAGGAATTAAGACACCAATACAGGACATATTAACCAAACTTACAGCTATTCAGGTTATGAACCAGGATAGCCAAGCGGTTAATCTTTACTCTCGTATTTGGAATAATCAATTAAAGAATTTAGAAGACGGCAAAGATTATGTTTGGCCCCGTCCCGCTGCATTTGTTGAAATCATTTCACCTGTTAATTTTGAGGCTCTCGGACTTGGAATAAGAACTGCCGATTTAGGCATAAGGATTCATTTGATACATGATTTTTATAATCAGGACGGCACATTTGAGCAGGATTTGATTATCTTTGATTTAAGAGATCAAATTTTAGCTAATTACGATAATCCTGTTAATCCAGGACTTTCTAATTATTGCCCGACTGGATGCGGTCCTATGGTTTGCACGAATGAATCGCAAGATCCAAACCATGATAATCTTTATGAGTATATTCTTGAATTTGTTTGTAACTTTATCGATTCAAAGGGCAGTCCATTTGATGACAGTGCAGGCAGGTTTATAAATACAGCCGATACAACAATGGATATGAGTGTTGAAAGTGGAGTACCGGCACAAACACCGCAAGCAGATTATATTTTACCAGTTAAACAATATTAACCAATGTTAGAAGGACTCACGCAAAAAGCAATGATGGAAATTATGGAACCGCTCAAAGAGACTAATCCGTATTTAGCATCAAAAGAATTTGAACTAAGAATGGCAAAGATTGTACAAAACGCTTTTACAGAGGGAGACAAATTTGGTTATGCCAGAAAAATATCTGAACTCATAAAAAAACAATAAAATGACACCTGAAGAGAAATACAGATTAATGATTTATTTTGTACACTCCACACTAATAATGTACTCGAAAACTATTGTTGATTGTGAAACTACAAAACAGTTTAGAGAAACAAATAAAGATGTAGTCCAAAGGGTTTTCGATGAAGCTTTATCCATCTTTAATTACGAACTAAGCTTTGAGCAAATGGATAGAGGTATTCGAGTTTACATTAACTGTAAACATAAACCCGAATCAGTTTACGAAACTAAAATATATAATAATGGCTAGGTCAATTTCCGATATTCAAACCCAGATCAATACAGAATTAGTCGCAGCGTTTGCGGCTATCAATATAACGATTGACCCGACAAAGTGGAGCAAACGAAACATGATGCGACTATTTTGTTATATCTTTTCAGTTTGCACGGCCTATTTGGAACAACTGATGGATGTACTTAAATTAAGTCTCGAAAAGACAGCCTCACAAAGTGCTGCGGCTTCCGGTCTTTGGATTCAGGCGCAAATGTTTGCTTTTCAATATTCAAGTACTGACCCGCAAGTATTACAATTAGTTGGTACTATTCCAGTTTATCCCTTAGTTGACGTTACATTAAGAATTATTACAGCGTGCGCCGTTAAATCAACTGCATCAAATGAGGTTACAATCAAAGTAGCTAAAGGAAATCCATTTGTTAAACTTAGTCCTTCAACTGAATTAGCAGCCGCACAAGGCTACATAAATCAACTTGGTTCAGCTGGGATAAACTACACGGTTGTTTCGTTGGATTCCGATAAGTTGTATGTGAATGCAGATATTTATTACCAGGGCCAATATTCAGCAGTGATAAGTGCAAATGTTATTGCGGCCTTAAATTCATTCTTACAAAATCTTTCAATTACAAACTTTGACGGTTCACTTAAAATGACTGACCTCGAAAACGTGATCAGGAATGTGACAGGTGTTAATGATGTGGTACTGCTTAATGTAAGGGGGCGTGCTGATACCGATTCGTATTCAGCGGGAATAAACCTTATCCTAAACAAACAAACTCAACAGAGGCTCTGGAATACGATCGCTGGGTATATCAGCGGAGAAAATACAACAGGTTACGCTTTTGCGGATTCACTTAACTTTATAGCTGAATAATTATGACAGTAGCTGAATTAATAAAGGAATTACGCAATTATCCACTTGATATGATTGTGTTTAAGGATGACAGAAACGATTGCGGAAATGAGTATATTGAAGTAGAAGCAACCGAAATAATAAAGATTTCAAAACAGCATACTCAATATCAAGAATCGGAAACCGGAAAAGAAGTGATACTAATTGGATAAATTATGATCTACGACGTTAACATAAACGACACTGCAATAAATCTTTTACCACCCGACAAACGGTATAAGAACACTATTGCATTTATTCAATCACTTTTAAGACCTTTGCAGTGGTTAAGGGATCTGTTCTTTGGCTCGTACTACGGGGGTTCAACGGCTTTGCCATATTCAGCAGGTACCTATAACTATTTACAACAAGTCAAATACCAAAAGAAAATCTACGCAAGTTTGATTGATGGAAATACTGATTTACCAACTACAACAAACTGGCTTTTAATTCAGGATAACTTTATTGGTTTACAGGAACGGGTTTTGTATAATGGTTCTAAGTTGGTATTGGAATACGCTCTAAATAAAGAATTTGACAGTACCTTCAGGCAACCACAGACACCGTCCGGGATAGGTGACACTGTAAGCGATATTTATATTACAAACCTTTCGAGTTCAGTTGTTGGTTTTCTTATTGGTCATACTGAGGCTTATTCAAGTTCAGTAGGCCAAACGACTTCAGCCGACAAAATAGGAAACAATAACACATTCACATACGCGAATAACTTTCAAATTAACATTCCAAGTGCTATATTTGCATCAACAAATGAACAGGCGGTCAGGAATTTTGTAAATCAATACATTCCAACGAGTTTAAATTACACGGTAACAACATATTAATCATGAAAATATTAGACGTTAGTTCAATAACAGACTCGGCAAGAATGCCAATAAAAAGCGGGACACTTGTTTTCTTGCAACAGGCATACAGTGAAGCATTAGCCGGGATTATAATTAGCCTAATTGGGCCAACCTATAGCGCTACAACTATGTATGTTTTGAGCGGTTGCATTAATACAGGTTCAGGATCTAATTACATTATTTCAGGAGGTTATGTATTTTTAAATGGCGAAATATTCAGCGTTCCAGGTGCTAGCTTTTCAACAACCGGAACTGATGTACCTGTTTTTGTGGGATATGTTGGTCAATATACAATCAATGCCGACCCTGTAACATTTACAGATAGCTCAGTAAAAAACGTTCACAATATAAGGCAGGTATTAGTTCAGGCTGGGACAACGGGAACAGGACTTGCTGATTATTCAGCTCGATATGCAATGAATTTTACAATACCGGCCCAACTTATTGCAACAGGAAGCGGTGTTTCTGGTATATATCCTAATTTATCTTTTGCGGGGCCAGGATTACAGCCGTTAGCAGTTGGCCGGGTACATATTGGTGACATTCCAAGTACAGTTGGAACATATAATGTTGTATTTGCAACGCCATTATCAACAACTAGCTATATAGTAAGCTTATCACTTATTTCAATAGGGTCAGCTCCGGCAAGTGATATTTATACATATGTTGGAGTTATTGACTCAACAATAACAATTAATGGATTTACCCTACAATTTAGGAGCCCTGGGGAAGTTCAGAACCTTGATGTTTCTTACGTTGTTTATCCTGTATAAAAATGAAAAAACTACCTATAATTGACCTAAATAATTATCAAAAGCAAAACAACATTGCTATTGATATGTGTGCGGCCTGTATCATCCATAATCGTAAATTTGGTTTACGCTTAAAAGCTATTATTTTAAGCAAAGCTTATTTTGATATTTTAAAGAAGTGGGCGTTTGACAATTATGGCGAAGAGTTTGCAGAAAGTGAATGGAGTCTTGAAGGCGTAGAGATACGAAAAGAAACCATCTGGACTGGCAAAACATTACTTCAGGAATATTTTAAGAACGAAAGCGTAAACTAATGGCCGATAAAAAATACATACGAGTTCAGGCGTCTTTGCCACCATTATACAAGCGACTGACAGAGGCACAGGCGGAATATACAGGGCAAAGTGAAAGCAGTATTGTAACCGATGCAGTCAAAGAGAAGTTTGATCGTATGTCTATTCAAGAACGTGAACATATTTTGAGAATGGCTAAAAAATAATATCTTTGTTTGTTTTTCATTTGTTTGGTTAAGAGGGTCGGGTTATTGGTTTCCCCGGCCTTTTTATTTTGTTATTGTTAAATATTTAACGCTTTATTTTACATATCAATGTTTTAATTTTGTTTTTTTGTTGAAACCAAAATTAAAAACCAATGAAAGCCAAATTATTTAGATTAAAAAAAGAAGCATGTCAGTTTTATGACAGTAAGCTATCGAGAGAAATAAAATCACTCGAAAACTGGAGAGAAAATCACGTTCACGAAAATGCACTCGAGGAAACAGAAAAAATATTTATATCGTTTGGCATACCTACAAGCGAAATGGCAACCGATTTATGTGGATGGTCATCAAGAAACAATACTGCATCTTTTCACTTTTCGATCAACGTTATTGAAGTAAGCAATAATGATTATGAGGACATTAGCAAAAACGAAAATATTAGAATGTTGATGGATAGAATACAATCAGTTGCAAACGAATATTTCAATTAAAAACATTTAAGATTAATGCAGTTCGATTCTGCTCGGTGGTTAAGGATTGGTATGGAAAAATAGTTCAACTCTTATCTAGACCTGACGGTTCAGGCAAACCATTAAAACAGTTATCATTTATTTGGTAGCTGTTTTTGTTTTAATAATAAATTAGCTTCACATTTGACACAAAAATAAAATAGACAAATTTCATGTAATACTTTTATTGCATGAACTATTGTATCGACCCTTCAGCAGACGAGCCTATCTTTTTAATCAATAAGCATATTGGTAACGATGCTGATTCAATTGACAAATCCGGTAATATCATAAAAGGTGAAGGCCCAGGCATTGACGGTGCATTATTTCAACAAGAACTTCTATTTGTAGACACATTAGGGAAAAAGAAAATCAATGTTTACATTAATTCCTTTGGCGGTTCAGTAGTGGACGGCTATTCTATTTGTAATTCTATACTTTCAACCAAAACTCCCGTTGATACTTATTGCGTAGGTGCAGCTGCTTCTATTGCAGGGGTTATCTTTTTGACAGGTCGTAAACGTATCATGTCAGATTACTCGTGGTTAATGTTTCATAACCCTTATGGTGGTGAAGATGCAATGCTGGACACTATTAAAAACGGTATTGTAAAGATCATTGAACAACGTTCAGGAATGACAGAGCCCGAAGTAGTTAAAATGATGAACCGGGATTCGTATATTTCACCAAGCGAAGCATTAGAAATGAGACTTTGCG